CATGCAGCCTGTGACGGATTGGGTTCTGCGCGGCGTCAGGGTCAAGAGATAGCCTGTGCCGGTTCTCACGCTTCGCCAGCAACAGGCCCTGATTGATGCGCTGGCCAAGCGGGTGGCACCGGACATCGCCAAGGCTTTCGTGGCGGCGATCAACACGGCCAGCAACCAGATCAACGTGGCGGCGCTGACTGCCGCAATTCGGGCGGGAAACCTTGGGGCCATAATGGCCATTTTGCGCAGCCCGCAGGCGCTGTTCTTTCCGATGAACGAGGCAGTCCGGGCAGCGTTCATGGCCGGCGCGCTATCGGTCGCTGATCAGGTTCCCTTCAAGAACCCGTTCAACGGCAGCCGGCTTTTGGTGGCCTTCGATGGGCACCACTCGCTGGCAGAAAAGTGGGCTCGCGACAACGGCGCCACGCTGATCGAGGGCATTCTCGAAAGCCAGATCCTGTCCGTTCGCGCTATCATCGCTGACGGCATTGCGATCAATCGGACGACCTCGGAAATGGCTCTCGATCTGGTGGGCCGGATCAACCGGGCAACTGGCAAGCGTGAGGGTGGGATCCTCGGGCTGAACGCCAGCCAGACCGACACTCTTATCGGCGCCCGGGCCGACCTGTCATCTGGAGAGGCTTGGAGGCTCAAGCACTATCTGAACCTGAAATCGCGCGACCCGGCCTTCGACAAGATCGTCGAGCAAGCCATTCGCACGGGCCAGCCCCTGCCGCGTGACGTGATCGAGCAGATCCTGACGAAGCAGAAGAACCGGATGCTAAAACAGCGCGGCGAAATGATCGCCCGGGATCAGGCTTACACGGCAATCGACACCGGCCAACATCAGGGCTGGAAACAACTGGCCGACAGCGGGCAGGTTTCGCCCCGCGATGTGACCAAGCGCTGGCAGCACAACTTGAACCGGCCCGCTCGCCCGGATCACCTCGAGATCAGCGGCAAGGTCGTGTCGCTGGACGAGGCTTTCGAAATGCCGGACGGCACCCGGATGCAGCACACGCATGATTCGGCCGGCGGGGCAAAGAACTGCCTGAATTGTCATTGCACCACCTTCTACCGGCTCAGGAAGGGGCGCGGCCTTGGCACCTAAATCATTCGCGGCACAGGTCCGGTTGGCCATGGATCACGGCAAGGCCAAGATGACCGAGATCATGCAGGATTCGGTGTTTGACCTGATCGAACTGGCCCAGACACCGCAGCCCGGCGTCGAGGTCACCGGCGGCTCTTATGAGCAAGGCAAGATCCCGGTTGTCACGTCGGACCTGATCCGGTCGCTGGCCACGGAGTTGAACGGGTCCGGCTTTGGCAGCCCGGAACAGGCGTCCTATTCCGCGGTCATTCCGCAGATGCAGCCCGGCGACAAAATCCGGTTCAACTGGACAATGCCTTACGCCATGGGGCTCGAGGTTGGCTACACGACCAGCCTTGGAAATGAGGTCGGCGGGCGGCACTGGGTTTCTTACAACGCGGCCAAGTGGGATGACATCGTGCAAGGCAACGTGCAAAGGGTCGCGGGATGAACGAAGCGGACATCGAGGCCGCGCTCAAGGCGCGCATTCGCACAGCTGATCTGGACGGGTTGAAAATCGTCTATCCCAATTCGCAGACGAAATATGCCGTGCCTTATGCGGTTGTCGCGGTGCAGTTCACCGACGCCACAGACGTGACGATCGACGGATCCAAGCCGATGATCCAAGGATTCGTGATGGTCACGGCGGTCACCTCGGAAGGCACCGGGACGCGGGAGGCTTCGACCATCGCCGCCGCGATCAAGGCGCTGTTCCCGATGGGATACCGGATCACCCTTGCCGATGGGGTGATCGAGATCAAGAAACCACCCTCTGCCCTCGCCGGGTTCCTGCAAGGCGGTGCATGGCGGCAGCCCGTGAAGATCACCTTCGATGCGGGATAACCCTCAACTGAAAAAAGGAAACTGACATGGCTGTTATCACTCCGACCCTCACCACTGGCACGGGGCAGAGGGCTGTCACTGAAACCACGCTCGGCGCCTCCGACACCTTGACCTACACCCAAGGCTCGAAGCAGTTGCTGCGTCTGCGCAACGTCACTGGCGGCGCGCTGACCGTCACTCTGACCGGTTCTGCTTCGGTGTCGCAGACGTCGGAACAGGGTGGCACGGTGAACTATGCCGCCGGCTATTCCACCGGCTCGATTGCCGCCACCACTGGCGACGTGATCATCCCGCTGGATTCGATCCCGGGCTATCTGCAAGGCACCGTCACGGTCACCGGCGGCACGGGTATCAAAGCCTCGCTGCTGAACCAGTTGTAAGGGGGCAGACATGGCCAAGATCACCAACAACGACGTGCTGCCGCTGCGTCTCAACTCTGGGCATGTCGTGCCGGGCCGCGGCGGGGTTCTCGAAGTCACGAACGAGAACCTGCGCGGCGACAATGCGACCCAGCTTTCCGGGCTCATTCTGTCCGGCGCTGTGGCGGTCGAGTTCGACCCCGAACCGACCATCGAGGAAGCCGCGATCGCACAGATGTCGATCATGGCCGAACCGCAACCTGTCGCTGCTCCCGCGGCGACCGGTCCTGTCGATGTGCCGGTGGATGCGCCGGCGGCAACGAAACCCGATACCGCCGCCAAGGCGAAAACCTGACCCATCAACCCTGAAAGGATGCCATCATGGCCGCTCCCACTTCCTATATCGGCGCAATCATCGCCGTCTCTGTTGCCACGCCTGCCACAATCGACGCGGCCGGTTTCAACGCTCTCTCCTACACGACGGTCGGCAAGGTCGTGTCGTGGGGTGAGGTCGGCGACCAGTCGGACAATATCTCGATCCCGCTGCTCGAGGGCCGTGTCGAACACGTCAACGGAGCCAAAGATGGCGGAGAACAGGCGTTCCTGATCCGCTACGACTCCGCGCCCGACGCTGGGCAGGCAATCCTTGTCGCGCAGTCCAACACCAACACGACCGTTTCGGTGAAGGTAACTGACCCCGATGGCAAGATCGCCAACTTCTTCGGAATCGTCGCCGGGGTGCGTGATCAGGAACGCAACAACTCGAACTTCAAGGGCTTGCAGGGCATGTTCCGGGTCAACTCCGCGACCATCCGTCAATAAGAACTCGGCGCGGGGCTTGCGCAGGGCCCGGCATCGACAGGCACCGGGGGGAAGTGGTTCATCCTCTCGGTGCCGATCTGAACCAGAACCCAAAGGAAAGACACATGGATTTCGACAAGTTTGACGCTCGCGCCGCCGCAACTGCCGGCGCTTTTCTTCACCTGAAACACCCCTCCACTGGGGAACTGATCTGGGCCGATCCGGTTGCCAAAGGCGGCGCCGACAGCCAGCCTTGCCGGGTCCAGATGATCGGCTTGGAAAGCCCGCAGGCTCAGGCCGCATTGCGCGAGATCCAGAAGCGCAAGATGACCGCCGTCAAGAAAAAGGACGGCGAGGAAACGCGCTTCTTCACTGACCTTCACGCGGAACTGGTCGAAGCGGTCAAACCGCTGATCATCGGCTTCGAGAATATCGACCGCGGAAAGACGCCGGCTGGGCTTGCCGATGTCGAATGGTTTCTGAACCTTCAGACGCTCAACGGTTCTGAAACGGAGATCTCCTTCGCAGAGCAGATCAGCAACTTCGCCCGGAAGCGGTCGAACTTTCTGGGAAACGTCTAGAACGGCTGATCTACATCGCCCGGTATTGGGGCTTTCTCCATGCCACACCGGAGACATGGCCCCATAACCGGGCGGCCCAACTGCGCTACGAGCAAGAGCCTCTGGGCGTCCCTGATGCCGGTGACGCCCAATACATGCTCGAGGCGCTTTTCGAGATCGGCCCGCTGAAGGTGTCCTTCGGCGAAGAAATCCCCGTCGAGTGGCCGGACCTCGCTGCCTACAAGGCGTCGACGGAGGCGGTCACCGAGCGATGGGAACTTGTGACCCTGCGCCGCATGAGTGTCGCCTATCACCAAGGCAAGCATGACGGGAAAGACGTGACGGAGGATCCACCGGACCCTCCGAAGGACGACCTAGAGGATGATGATGAATGGCTGACTTCGCCGAACTGATCATGGCTATCGACACCCGTGATCTTGCGCGGGGTCAGACCTTCATGGATCAATTTGCCCGCAAGGCAGAAGACACCGAGCGCCGCACGAACAAGGCCAACGACAAGATCGGCGCAGGCTTCAAGGGAATGACCGGGATGATCGCCGCCGGCGCTCGCTCTGTCATTCCCGCCCTTGCTGCCATGGCGGCTGGCTTTGCCTCGCTGCGCACGATTGAGCAGGCGATAGGTCTGGCCCGCGACTTCAACAAGGCAATCGCTGAAACCTCGACGCTGATCGAGGGCACACCTGAGCAGATCGCGCAACTCGAGGCATCGGCCCGGGGTCTGGCCCGCACCTTCGGCACCAGTGGCGCGCAACAGGTCAAGGGCTTCTACGAGGCACTGTCTGCCGGCGCGACCTCCGTCGCCGCGGCGCAGGATCTGATGATCACGTCGAACAAGCTGGCAATCGGCGGCATCACTGACACCCGCACCGCCGTTGACATTCTGACAACCGCCACGAATGTCTACACCAAGGAAGGGCTGAAGGCGGCAGAGGCATCCGACGCGCTCTTTGTGGCCATGGTCGCGGGCAAGACAACAATCCCCGAACTTGCCACAACGCTTGGCCGTGTCCTTCCGCTCGCGCAGCAATTGGGCGTGTCGTTTGACGAAACGTCTGCGTCCATCGCCGCGCTGACCAAGGGCGGCATTGCCACGGCGGAGGCTGTGACCGGGGTGCGGGCAGCCATGACGGCCGTGCTGGATCCATCGAAGGAAGCGCGGGATCTCGCGAAACAGTTGGGCATTGATTTCAGCGCGGCCGGGATGAAGGCGAAGGGCTTTGGCGCATTCATGGCCGAGGTCAGTGAAAAGACCGGTGGCAGCGCGTCCGCGATGTCGAAACTGTTCGGATCCGTGGAAGCGACAACCGTTGCGCTTGCGATGTCCGGCGCTGCCGGCGGCTTCATGAACGAGATCATGGGCCAGATGGCAGAGAAGGCCGGCGCGACCGATGCGGCCTATGGCAAGATGGCGGAATCGCTCGACGGTCGGCTTTCGATTGCGCTGGCCAAAATGCAGGACGTTTTACTCGGCTTTGGTCTTACAATCCTGCCAATGGTGGTCACCGCTGCCGAGGCGCTGGCCACGGCGCTTGGCTTCCTGAGCGATGCCTTCGGCGTGATCGTTACGGTCAATGACTTCCTGAGCGAAATGATCATCGGTCGCACGGTAGGCGCTTTGGTGGCGGCTGGAACGGCTGTCAAGGACTTCATTGCCACCTTCACGCCACAGCCGATCAAGGACTTCGTGGCACTTGCTGTTGAGGGCGCGTCATGGCTCTACGAATCCTTCGTCACGCTTCAGACAAAGGTCGGTAAAGTCGGCGTGATGTTCAACATTCTAGGCAACATCGCTGCCGAGGTCGCCGGCAAGATCGGGGCCGGATGGTCTTGGATTGCCAACACCGCGCAGGCCGCCGCTGCGCGGTTGCAGGTTGCCTTCCTTGGCGCGCTTCAGGACATTTCCTACGCATGGGTCGAGTTCACATGGACCGTTGCTGACGGCCTCAACTCGCTGTTCGACATGGGACTATCTGGCGCATCTGCGGAAGGCACTCAGGCGCTTGCAACTGCCCGGGCTGGGGCCATGGGGCTGGCTGATGGTTATCAGGCCGCAGCAGACGCCGCCGCTGCCGCGTTCAACGCTCCCGTCGCTTCCTTGGGCGCTCTTTCATTGATGCTTCAGGACACGTCGACCAGCGCGGTTGGCGCCGGCGTCAATCTTGAGGGATTGGGAACGACCACCGCTGAAACGGCTGATGCTGTGACCGATCTCGGCACGGCTGGATCTGGCGCGGCCAAGGGCCTGACAGATGCTGAGAAGGCCGCAAAGAAACTGCAAGAGGAACTGAACAAGCCCCTGATGTCGGCCATTGAGGCCGTGTCAGATGCGTTCGGCGACTGGCTGGCCAGCGGATTCCGCGACTTCAAGGGCTTTGTGTCCAAGATCACCAGCGCCTTCCGCGACATGATCTCGCAGATGGTGTCCCAAACGATTGCCAACCCGATCAAACTGGCGCTCGGGTTTACCAGCGATGGATCTGCGCCCGGCAAAGGCACGATCGGGGCTGGCATCAGCAGCGCCATGACCGGGCTGATGAGCGGCTTCATGGGGGTGGGGAAGGGCTTGCTGTCCGGCGGCATTGGCGGGGCTGGCACAGCGCTTTCCCCCGCTCGTGCAGGCGCTGGGACGGGGCTGGCTGGGTTCGCAACTGCGGTCGGCGCGATTGCCGTGCCCTTGCTGGCGATCGCCGGGATATTTTCGTTCTTCAAGACCAAGACCAAGGAACTGGACAGCGGGCT